CCGCTCCAGCAAGATTAGCTCAGCGGTAGAGCATCTCGTTTACACCGAGGCGGTCGGCGGTTCGATCCCGTCATCTTGCATGTTCAATTTATTATTATGAACAACACACTTTGGAATGCTATTCTTGCTGGTGCTTTATTTGGAGCAGCACATGGAATGGTAGCAAAAGCAGAACCCAATATCAAGGGTTATTACACTATGGATGCCTTGGGATGTATGATTCTGCGAGAATGTACTGAAGGTGTTGTGCAAATCAAGAATGCTAAAGATGTAGGCAAATACTACAAAAAGTTTGGCATGATGGACCCAGTGTATACTGAGTTCAATGAAATGATGGCAGCACTGGACAAGATTGGTGTCAAAGTATTCATTGCACCAGAGAAGTATTTCCCCCCTGGTCACCGTGGTGTCTACCATACTGTCAGCAATAACTTCTATCTTAACGCTACACTTGTCAGACGTTATGGCACATTGATGAGTGTAATGCGTCACGAAGGATGGCACGCTGCACAGGATTGTATGGCAGGTTCTATTAAGAACTCTATGATTGCTATCATTCATAATGAAGAGGATGTTCCTCTTCTGTGGCGTGAGATTACAGAAAAGACTTATCCAGCATCTGCAGTTCCTTGGGAAGCAGAAGCAATGTGGGCAGGTAAGACTGCTGGTATGACACAGAAAGCACTTAAGTCTTGTGCTGCTGGTACTATGTGGACTGATTATCAAATTACTCCATTGACTCGTAAATGGTTGGAAGAAAATGGTTATCTTCAAAAAAAATAATTTCCAAAAAGTCAAAGAAATAACTTGGGATGATATCATCAAGAAAATGGAAAATGAGTTTCTTTTAGGAACTGCAGCAGTACATACTTCTGAAGATGGTTCTCCTACTATTGTATTACATAATCCAAATCAAACTCAAGCTATTTTTGATGCCGTAAAAGAAATTGAAAAATTGTGGACAACCACTGGGTGTCATGTATACATTTCTTTTGCAAACAATGCTACTACATTTGGTAGACACAAAGATGATACTAATGTGTTAATTGTTGGTGCAATAGGTCAAACCTCATATGAGTTTGATGATGGTAGAATATACACAGTTACTCCTGGAGATAGTCTATACATACCTGCGGGCGTATATCATAATCCCATTGTTCGTTCCCGCCGAGCAATTTTAAGTATTTCAACAATACAAAGTCCCATTAAATCGGTAATAGTATGAATCTCTCTAGAGAATATTTGTTTAAAATTCCATTTAAGCAATATAGTATCCCAAATTGGGAAGTTGCTAAAAAAGAAATTATGGACGCTCTTCCTAAGGATAAGTATACTGATTTTTTTAAAAACCGAGGTGACCATGCACTACCAGAATATATCTCCACTGTAGCGAGTCATTTAAAGGGACCAATGATAGATTTTTCCTTGACCTATCCTTGTCCAGTAATGATTACTTCTATGTGGTTTGAGAGGTCGAAGAAAGGTGATTTTCATGGGGTTCATAATCATGGAGCAACAGGATTTTCTGCAGTTCTTTATGTTGATTTTGACCAAGCTGAACATCAATCAACCATTTTTCATTCGCCGTTTGTAAATCCTGCAAATGGTGATAACATGTCATATCAACCTGTAGTTCGTGAAGGCGATTTGCTCGTATTCCCCTCTTTTGTTATGCATGAGGGTCCAATCAATTTGAGTGATAAAGAACGTTTAGTTATATCTTTCAATATTATGGGTGAAGATGTACATAAGGCTCATATTTCTGGATATGATAAAGGATATGCTGAAGCATCTCCACATATGGAGAAGGGTTCGATTTTAGAATAAATAATCAAAAAGTTACAAATCGATGAATACTATTGATGGAATTATTGATGAACCTCAAGTAAATTTTGTCGGTAAAGACGGATTTTTTTGGTGGGTTGGTGAAGTAGAAGATAATGAAGACCCCATGGAACTTGGGCGTGTTCGTGTTCGTGTTCTTGGATATTATACGAATGTAAGAGGTGGTACAACTTCTAAGTTGCCTACCGAAAATCTCCCATGGGCAACAGTATTGCAGCATACTTCTCAAGCAGGTAATGATGGTCAGGGCGAAAGTTCTGGTCAACTGCAACCTGGTGCGATTGTCATGGGTTTCTTCATGGATGGCGAATCTGCACAGATGCCCATTGTCATTGGTGTTCTTCGCGTTAAAAAATCTGCAGACACACAGGATAAAAAAGTCTTTGCTTTCACTGGCGAAGATATGGAACCTGGAGTTGGTGTTAATGTAGCAACTATGCATCCTGGAAATCCAGATTCCAGCATGGCAAGAACTAAAGAAGAGGGATATCATAGACCCAAAGAAGACAACACCGTTTCATTCCCATCTCAAAGAGCTGGTCTTGGGGGAACTTCTGGAAAAGGTTCTTCTGGTTCTTCTAATACTGCTGGCGCTGGTTCTCCTGCTAACGTTGGTAATCTTTTAAATGGTAGTTCTGGAAATCCAAATAAACCCAGACAACCAGAGAAACCTATTCCTGCTGCTAATGGTGTTGGTGGTCCTTGGAAAACTCTAGAATATAAGTTAGGTTATCTTCTAGAAGATCTTGCCGATACTGCTGGTTCTTTAGTTCGTGCAGAAGATGGGGACTTTTTTGATGTTGTTACAGGAAAGTTAGTTACTGCAAAGGCATTAACAGCAAAATTACAGAACTTTTTGAGTGCCGTATTTACTCAAGTTGTTTCTGCGATTCGTCAGTCTCTTGCAAACCTTGCTGAAGAATTAGAACTTGTCAATATTCTTGGTGGTGCAACTGGTGCTCCGTTTATTGTGTTTACTGCTATTCAAAGTGCAGTTACAACAATTTTAAGTTCTCTTTGCGGTATTGATGCACAAATCATTTCTTTTATTCAAGACCCCATTGGTAGTATTCTTAGTATTCTTGAAGGATTTCTTGATGGTGTTATTGATAAGGCAACGATGGTTTTGCAGGGGGTTCAATCTGTTATTGATAGTGTAATTTGCCAAGTACAAAAACTTCTTGACTCCGTTCTTCAAATTGTTGATACTGTAAAGACCATCGTTGATGGTGTTCAGCAAGCCCAGGAAATCATTGAAGCATGGCAAGCAGGTAGTGAAATTTTTGAAGCTGGTACAGACTTAATTAAAAAAGGTATCAGTAGCATCACTGGACTGATTGCATTGTTTATTAAATTCATTGGCAGTAACTGTGACCGTCAAGCAGACGGTGGTGTTGATACTGTTGGTTGGTATCCTCTTTTTGGTGTAACTCATTGTACTCCTGAAGAACTTGACGAAATCAATAAGATTCGAGGAAGTTCTCGCGGCAGTTGCGGTGGAGACAATGCTGGTGGTGGATTACTCGATAATATCTTTAACGAAGCAGACCCATATTTAACTGCAGCAAAAACTTGGTTGGATGGTTCTTATGAAATGTTTGTTGGCACACCTGGTCGTCAGGCAAGCGTAAAGAAGAGTGCTAGCGGCACTACAACAACTTCTATTAAGGTAAACCAGAATGAGTACGCCAAGTATACTGCTCGCAAAAAAATTCGTGAGGAAAATCCCGATCTTCCAGCAGAAGAAGTTGAAAGCAAAGTTGAGCAATATGTAAGGAGTCAAAACTCTGGAAAGGGAGATAATGGGTCTTTAATTGCGGACCACACTTCTTATGCTGGTACATCAACCACTGAAGTTCATGGTGATGATTGTAAAGCAGTTGATGGTGATAAGGTAGTCAACGTTGAAGGAGATTATTTCTTAAAAGTTACTGGTGATTGCCACATTGAAGTTGGTGGTGGTTTCTTCCTTGGTGCTGAAGGTGCTCCTAAGGTCGTAGATAAGAAGGGAGAATCGAAAAATACTAAGGTCCAGAAGCACACTATGCGTTTTGGGTCAGATTTGGATGTCAACGTAGTTGGTGCTAAGTTTGAGTTACAGGGTGCTGAGGCAAACTTAGCGTCTACATCTACTAAGATTACTGGTACTATGTTTGAGAACTCATCTTCTCAGCAGTCTTGTTCTGCAGCAGAGATGATTCTTAGTGGTGATAACTCGATTGAACTTGTTACACCTCACTTGGTTGAGATGATTAACACTCCACCTTCGCCTATTCCTAAGGCACTTACAGGTATTCGTAGATTTGTTGGTGGGTCTGTAGAGACAGTTATGACACCAGGTGTATCTTCTGATGCTATTCCTAGGTATACGATTGCCAACCCACTTGGACCATACTCTCTTACATGTGGAGCAACAGGATATAACTGTAACGTAACTACTGGATTGTTCAACGTCAATGTTGCAGCAGGTGCTATGGTTATGAATTCATCTCTTGCTTGCACTATTACAACGGGCACTGGTATGGTTCTTGAAGCAAAGGCAGCAGTTTTAATTTTGGGTAGGTCTATTTTCTTGAACTAACCCCTTGACAGGCACCCCTCCTCCTGCTATACTACATAAGTAGTCAGGAGGCAAGCATGTCCGACACTCTCGCACACATTTTTGTAAACTTTTCCAAACGCAAGGTTACCCTTGTAGATGATGAAGGGTATGAAAAGTATGTGCAATGGAAGTGGGATGAAGAAGGTGCAGAGGGTTTCGCTGAAACCGTCGCAGATATTCAAGAAATTACTAATCCTGACCTGATTACCTATTGTTTTGCAGCACAATGATTGGACCTATTGGAGTTACCGAAAAACAAGCAGAAGACAATCTAGAGTTTATGCTTGAGTTGACTGAAAATCAACGTGTTTGTTGGAAAATTACTACATCTCAGGGAAAATCTGTTATGATGGTTCCTGTCAATGAAATTTCTCCCGTATCCGAAGAAATTCAAGACCAAGTAGAAGAATTTCGTAAACAATTTATAGAAGAAAATGCGTCCTGAAACCAGAAAGTCTATGGAAATGCTTTTCTCTGCTAAATGGAATGTTCCTAAAGCAGCAGAAAACTGCAATCTTTCCTGGAAAGAAATGAAAATTACTTTTAATGAGTATTGTGCATTTCATCCTGCTACTTATAAACCAGAGTAGGTTTTTGCGAGTATGGCGGAATCGGTAGACGCACCAGACTTAAAATCTGTTGGGCATTGTGCCCGTGGGAGTTCAAGTCTCCCTACTCGCATTACCCCATTTAAACTATGTTAAAACCTCTTTTTTCCACCAGTTTTTACTATCAATTTACGCCCCCAAACGTAGATGAGTTATTAGAAAAAATTGATGAATGTAAAGAATCTGACATAAACAATTCCGAATTTGAATGGGGTAAGGAATGTATCGTTGATCGCATTCCTCTAAGGTGGCAACCTTGGATTGAACTTCTTGAACCCAGTCTAGAACATTTGGGTAAACTATTAAATGCTAGTTTTAACTATGTGATGTTTGACCCTTGGGTAAATTATTACAAACGAGGGTCGTTTCAAGAAATTCATGACCATGCTATGCATGACATGGCATGTGTATTCTTTGCAAATAGTGGTGAAGATTTTTCAAAGTTTATGATTTTGGATAGAAATTCTACCAATATTTCAGAGAACATGAAAAAACTGATTGGGTACAAGAATGTACGTTATGTTGATTATAAAAAAGGTGATATTATATTTTTCCCAGGTTCATTACTCCATGGCGTGTCTCCTCACAACAATGATGAACCAAGAAAAACATTTGCCTGCAACTTTAACGTAGAATATGTCTCGGGAAGACATTAAAAGCGCACTGGTCGGGATAACCCTTGACAATCATTGCTACATAAGTTATGATTGTCATATGCCACTATAGCTCAGCTGGATAGAGCAACGGTTTTGTAAACCGTAGGTCGTCGGTTCAAGTCCGACTCGTGGCTTTGGGGAATTAGCTCAGTTGGTAGAGCGCCTGCTTTGCAAGCAGGATGTCAGCGGTTCGAGTCCGCTATTCTCCATGGGAGGGAATACAAAAGGTCTGTATTTTAGAAACAGCGCCCTCCTTCATTCCTGCTTAGCTCAGCGGTAGAGCGAGCGACTGTTAATCGCTTGGTCCCTGGTTCGATCCCAGGAGCAGGAGTT